TGTTTTTCTCAAATCTACCATTATATTCGTCTAAATCTCCACTATTGTTGTATGTATAGTCCTCGACAAAAAATCCTTCTGGGAATATACTTGTGGAGGGACGATCTTCTACTAAATTACTATTCTTGATGTATCCTGATGTTAAAATTTCTGCAACACTAAATTCACTGGGATCTTTAGATCCATAAGGTCCATAAATTGGATTCCCATCATATGCCCATCCAATAATTCCAGATATTTTGCTTGAATTATCTAAGAAAATATTTTCTTCATAGTTGAGAACGGAATAACTTAATGCTGTTTCTCTTTTGTTTTCTGAAAGTACTTTACTATCAAAAATTAGATTATTATCAATATCAAAATTACCGCCATTTACTACAGTTAAAGATCTAACATTGGCATCAAATACTTGATTTTTACCTGAAGAAATAACATCTATAAAAGACTGTGTTTCCGAATATCCTGCTCCGGCATTAATAACCTTTACATCAACTAATCGTTGATTTTCTATAACTGGACGTAAGACACAACCAGTTCCCGAATTGGTAAGATCAATAATATTTAAATTGGGAATAGAATAGTACTCTGCACCACCGTATTCAACATTAACTCTTTGAACTTGTCCACCTACAATAATTGGTCTAACTCTGGCATCTCTACCATTCTTTACACTTATTGTTGGTTTTCTTTCATAGTTTTTTATTGTAGATCCATATTTTGTTCCTACCTCATATAAATGAACTCTATCTATTGATCCTTTAACAACAGGAGTTAAAGTAATAGATTGTGTACTAGTTGTGCCTAATCCAACAGTTACAACATTTGCAAAAGCTTTTATGTCAGGATACTTAAATGTTTGATATCCTGTTCCGGTATTATCAAATTCAATATAATTTTTCTTATCATAATTTGTTGACACTGTTCCTCCAATGCCAGCATCACATACTCTAAAAGAATTATCATTTATCTTTAAAACATAATATTGATTAATAATATTTAAATTTGTGATTGTTGTTCCGGATGACGAATACTCTACTATTTCACCATTATTAAATCCATGATTGTTGAAATTAATTGTATTCGTTATTGTCGATATTCCAGAGGGAGAAACTTGTAATTTATTATTATAAAATACTCCACCATCTAATATATTAATTTGTTTTAATAAGTTATAAGGTCCTACTTTAATTTTATGAACACCAGATGTGTTAGTTCCATTGAAATTAATTTCATTAGTATTACCACTTAAATCAGAAAGAGTTGGAAAAAGTTTTATTGTTTTATTGTTTAAAACCTTAGCAAAATATCTTCCATCACTTACTAAAGTTGAAGAACCCGCACCAACTCCTAAAGGATTATTTAAATTTGAATCATAAACTACTTCTTGACCATCATCTAAACCATGATCGTCATCAAATAAAATTCTATTATTTGATAATGTAATTTTACCACCATTACTATCAGATCTGGCATCAAATGGAAGTTCTACAAATCTTTTTTGTATGATAGGAACAACAGATATACTTGTTCCATTACCTCCGGTAACTCCTATAGAAATTACTTGATTAACATTGTAATTAAACTCATCAATTAGAATATCTGTGACCGTTCCTTTTAATACCGGTTGAGCAAGAGCTCTTGTTCCAGAACTCTCAGATACTACCAGTTCGGGAGGATTTATAACATCAAAATCTTCTCCGCCATTTAAAACATTAATACCATTGAGTTTTCCATAATAAACTTTATCTAGTGATTTATAACTATCAATTTCAACACCATTTATCAACATTCCTATTCCACCATGTCTTGTGGAGGATGGATTTTTATCTAAGTTTGAAACTAATGGGAATTTTTTTAATAATTTTTGAGAATCAATAATATTAGTTCTTTGAGAGTATAGTGTAAAAACATGACCCAAATCATTTGAAATTGGCGCTAAAAATTCTAATTTTCCACCAGAATTAATTGCTGACAAAGAAGCATATAATTCAACTGTATTTGAAGATATTTTTTTAATATAATATACACCTTCAGTTATACCCAATAAAGGATTTCCTTTAGGGGAATATAATATTTTATCTCCGGTTGTAAATTTTGTTGGATTTGAAGTAAATTTAATTTGTGTATATTTTTCATTATTATTAAATCCACCCAAAGTATCAGATGCTAAAGGAATTGGTAGTGATTCCTGAACCACCTCAACACTTAAATTTTCCCTATATTCATTGCTACCATTAACTTCAGATGGTAATGAATTTGAGGCAACATAAAAATCTTTGTTGATGTCATCAAAATAAACATTTTGAACATCAGAAGTAATTACAGAATTTCCATATTTCAATAATGTTTTTTCTGATTCTGTTTTTACTTTATTAAGAACTCTTCTCAGATTATAATTTTTAGCATCATCGGGTGTGAAAGCAAAATTATCTAAAATTACACTATTATTTTGTATGTCTATTGCAGTAATAATCGGATATTGATCGTTATTGTTAGTAGGAAATACTCTATTTTTTGTAAATCTATCAATAATTTCAATATTATCTCCTTTTTTAAGACTCGAACGATCAATTAAACTACTTAATTGAATAGTCTGATTGTTAAAAGATGTAATTTGATAGGTCGAACTAGTATTGTATATCCAAGAATTTGCAAAAATTTCTTTTTTACTTTTATTACTCTCTGGATTTTCAATTTTTATACCATAATTTTTTATTTTTAATACATCTCCTTCATCAACATCCAAATTACCATCTTGAACAAAGTCATTTAATACACCAACAAAAATTAAATCTACTCTTTTGCTGGTATCTCCATCTTCATACCCAAAATACAATTCATTACTTCTTACAATATCACTTTTTTCAATTGTGCTTTCTATTCCCGTGCAACCTAAAAATTGATTAATAGTTTTATCAGTATAAGTGATAGTATTATTACCAGAAACTATTGTTCCACTATCAGAAAATCCTATTGTAGAATCTACTGTTATTACATTTGAACCAGCGGCAGATTCCTCAACAGATTTACTATTTGGTGTAATTTTAAATACACCTTTAATGTCGGAGATTTCATCATATCCAATAAACAGATCAATTTGATATAAAACTTCATTATCAGTTACAACTGCTTGTATATCAGATACTGATGCTTCACTAGAAGAGTTATCCTTAAATATTGATTGACCCTTTATCTTTAAAGCATTTCCAGATACCAATCTTGCTAAGGCAACTTGTCTTCTTTTGAATTTTGCAGAAGAAGGTTTAAGTATTAGTTCTTCTAAATTTATTACTTTTGGATCTCTACCATAAAGAACATTATATAAAATTCTAAAAGATTCATTTGTACCTTTAGAAATATAAAATGACTTTATTTCTTTTAAAAAATTTCCTACATTCAAAGAAGATGTAAAATCTTTACCTTCTAATCCCGGTGCAAATGTAAATTTAAATTTATTATAAAAATCTTTTAAAAATAATGAACTAAGATTTGTAATTGAAGATCCGCCACTATGTGCTGCCGCAGATGATGAAGAAAATACCAATTCTTCTTGATTCAAATCTTGATGGTAATCGGTAATACCACTAAATCCACGAATACAACCAGTAAAACTTGTTGATGTTATTCCGGTGTATGTAATAATCTCATCGTTTATTTTTAATAATCCATATTCATCAGGATATCCTTTAGTTCCACCACTGACTGTTATTGTAGTTTCTGTCGATGAAATATCAGAAGACAGGGTAGTTACACCAACTATAACTTCTGATACTAAAGTATCAAGATCTAAGTACTGATCTAAATTTTCTGCAATATCAACGGGACCACTTTGATATTCTTGGGAAATATAATATTGTTTTAAAAAATCTACTGTTTTTGGACTTTCGTCTACAATAAATCTCGGAAGTTGATTTCCTAAGATGTCTTGAACTTTGATCCTTGTTTCAAGGTATGAATCTTTCATATTACTGTCTTACTAATTTCCCGTTGTAATAACTTGAAGTATAAGATGATTTTATAAATTCTACTCCAGAAACTTCTACTCCTGAAGAAATAACATCCCTAATCATATTTATTCTGCTTTTTGAAACATTTAAATTTAGGTACAGATCTCTGAGTCCAACAACATCATTAGACTCTGGAACTGCCTCCACTTCTATCACATTATCGGGTTTATCTGTAGATGTAATATAAATGGTTTCTAATTCTATTTCCCCCTTGATGTAATCAATTGTTCCTGCATTTCTTTTTACATCAACAACCTCACCATTATCTGCATCTTGTTTTACAATCGACAAAACTCCTGTTTTATATCCTGCATTTGGTCTGTCAGTGAGATAAACTTTTGAGGATTCTCCCAATATATTAAATCCAGTAGATTTGATATTGTAACCGTCTGGTTTTACATGAAATTGATTTCCATAACACAATTCATATTGTGCATTTTGATTTAGGGTTGCATTCAAATTCCTTCTAATTATAACCTTTGTAATATTAGATGTAATTGCATTTCTATCAACAGAATCTATAATCTGCTGTGTTTTACTATATTTAAATCTACCACCAAATTTATTTAAATTGACTGATTTTGAGTGTTGTGTCAGAGTATTGATAATTTTCGATTTCAATTCCTCAACATTTGAAACAAATGAATCTGTATAGTAAACACTTGATTCTAGTTCGATAAAAAGTAATTTTAAATCTACTATTTTTTGATTAATGCCAGATACGGAATATTGTCTCAACTTCGATAATATCTGATTTTTATTAAAATCTGATATGTAATTACCACCTCTGGGTTTGATACTAATTAAGACATTACCATATTGAGGTGGATTCATTTCTTCTCCACCAACAACAGAAAGAGACTCGGTATCTGGATAAATTCTCTTAATTATAGATTCATAATCTTTTGCCGTAACAGCTCTATTCTGTGATGAATATGATAATGGAGCAAAATAACGAATTGAATCTAATGGTTCTATATCGGCACCATTTTGAGACTTAGTGCTATCAATAGTTAGTGTGGGAGAATCAAATGTAAGAATATCAGATTCATCCTTTATGGTTCCGGCAAAAGAAAACTGGGAAACATCATTTCCATCTTCACCATCTGTTATCAAATACTTTACGGTGATTATATTACCATCATCTCCCGATTCTGTTCCAAGTTTTTTACCAAAAATTCCATCACCAAATCTTAATTCATATTTTTGATCATCAATTTCTCTAACAAAATAAACTCTCGAATCTTTATCAACATCAATAATATTATCAATCTGTTTATATTCAGTACCATCACCATTATCACCACTTCTTTTTACATAAACCTTTATTGTTTCTGTATCAATAAAAGAATTTTCAAGAACAAACCTTTGATTTATTGAAGCATCAAATGTAAATGTTTTTGTGAGAAAAGTTCCTTGATATATGTCAATAGAATCAAAAGAAACTGTACTTCCGTTTATAGTTCCGGTTATTGGTTCTATAGTGGAAAAAATATAAGAAGTATCACTAACACTGCCCGTACATACAACTCCTGGTTGAAGAACTACATTCGTGAGACTTGAATCATTATTTGGAGTAATACTAAATGATATCGTAGCTTTTGATGCTTTCCTGGAACGAGGTAGATATCCTATATTAGATGCCAAAGAAACCACGTTTCTTCTTACTGTCGCAGAATCTAAGAAGGATTCATTAACTGCCATGTTAGTATTAAAGGCAGTTATGTATGTATTATATGCTAATGTATCAATCAATACTGAAAAATTAGACCCTTCAAAGTCAAAATCCGAAAAATTTGAATTTGAACGTAGATAATCCTTTATGGATGTCTTTATTTGATCAAAATCTAGATTAGAAAATTTAGTAAAAGGCATTTTAGTATCTCGTTGCCTCTAATAGAAACGTATATTCTTGTGTTGGAAATGATTGTCCGATAATATCATATGAAATTGTAACCTCAAAGGTGTTTTCATCGGGTGATGGAAAGACATCTACACCAATATTATTCACTCTTGGTTCAAAATTTTCAATTGATGTCTGAATTTGTTGTTGAATAATCGATGCAGTTCCAAAATCAACAAATTCAAAAAGGCTACCATAGACATCTGACCCAAATAACGAATTAAAAAACTTTTCTGTAGGTATTGTAAGCACAATATTTTTTACAGAACGGCGAATTGCCGATTCATTCTTCAATATTGGGAAATCTTTCGTAACTGGATGAGGTTCAAATGACAAACTTATGTCCTTAAACGCTCTTGATGTTCGTTTAACCGCCATCGAACAGAGTTTTTATTTATTTATACCTTCATTTTCAACATTTTCTTCATCATTTTGACGTTCTTTTGCCGTTTTCCAGAAGTAATTCTCATCATTACCCAGTCCATCACGATCATGACCATTTTCAACCTGATAATATACGGTCGAAACCTTAAAATCGGGTATTTTTGGTTCTTCAGGAGTCAAACTATTATCAAAAATACGAGTTCTGTTGTTTGGATAGAGACAATATTGTCCATTATCGAGTTCAATAAGGTTATGTGACTTGTGTTCGGACGGATTTTCACTGGTTGCATAGTCAACCACATCAGGATCCTGATGATAATTGTCCAAAGTGCATATGTACGTGCCCGTCTGAGGTCCATAATCCCTTGTATAGACCTCATAGTGCATAGAGCCAATAAATTGCTTCTGTACCGTCACTACGCCATAGTCCATACAGTTCCAGAACTGTAGATTATGAAGAGTCATATCCGGATCAGGGAGAACAGGTTCACTTAAGAAGGCACTAATCGGTAATTTATCATACATTGCGGCATATTCAGGCAAATATGTCTCAAAATAAAAAGCGCGTCCGGGAATCGACTTGACCGAAACCCAGACACCTTTCACAAATTCACCGTGGCCACTCTGATGATCAGTTAAATATTCCTTTCTCACCCATACTTCATAGGCAGGAAGGTTCGCAATCAAACAAGCCATTTAAGTTTTAAGTGTTTTTACTATTTACCCTGTCCA